TCAAATAACCAGCTTAACCCATTCCTGACCTCGAGTATCGTTATAGCGATCGGTGGTTGCCTGGACTTTATGTCCTAGTAATGTTTTTGTATCGATACCCTGTGCACGGTACAGCCGTTCTGATAGAGAGCGTTGTTCATGAAATGTTGGCGGAGTTTTTCCTGCTGGTGGAATTATCCCAGCCAGATCCCGTGCTTTGGCAAAGTAGTCGCTCAGGTTGTCTTTACTCATCGGCTTCGGTTGTTTCTGGTGCCGACTATGGATTAGATATGGACTTAATATTCTGTCTCGGCACCCATCAATAACTTCTTTTAACGTTATCCCAATGGCATCACAGCGTAGTGTAAGCGGTAACGCCAGACGCATTCCGGTTTTTCCCTGGGTGATATGCAAGTGTTCGTTCCACACATCTGAAAAACGCATGTGGCAAATGTCATCACGGCGCTGACCAGTAACAATCGCAAGAAGCATTGCGTTACGGATAAAGTGTTTTTCAGGCGTTGCATTGTAAATTTTTTGCCAGTCTTCCATGGTGAGCCTGGCTCTGGTTACTTTAGGGATCGGTTTACGGGTAGCCTCCGGAGGATTCCATCCAGGAGGAACTTCCCCTGCATGCTGTGCTTCTTTATAAATATCAACCCATAATCCACGATTTACTCTCGCTGTGCTGACCATGTCTTTATCCAGCCACTTATCCAGTATTAATGCAAAGTCTCTTACTTCCAGTTCTTTCAATGGGTGGTTTCCCAGACGGGAAACCAGGTATGCAGCCATTCGAGTTTTTTCTTTGTGAGTTGTAGCTGCAATATCTCCATTTTTCAGTCGCGTGTCCTGTATTTTCAGATATCGATCAACCCATGCCTTTAATCTGATACCCCGACGTTTTGTTGCTGACGGACTTTCATCAATTTTGCGCATGAAATATTCAGCTTCTGCTGCAGCTATTCGCTGATTGGCTGTGGAAGCGATTTTTTCTGCCTTACCTTTGTCTGTTCCGAGTCCGTGAAATTTTCCAGTCACAGGATTTTTATACTGGTAGTAAACTCTGCCAGTTCTGCGATCAAACTTTTCGTAAAGACCGGCTACGTCAGTGCTGTTTTTTCGTGGCCTCGGTGACATGAGTTAAAATCTCCTTCAGTGCATCATCATCGCCAGTATGAATTTCCGGCGCAATTCCCGTTTCACCAGGCCCAACAAATACTGCTCGGCGATCTATCAGCCAACGCCCACGAATTTTTTGTGGTCTTGGAACGATGTATCCTAGTTTTCCGTATTTCACCAGGGTAGTGTTTGTTATTGGGAGACTGAACCGTTTTGGTTTCCACTCGTCGAGCGTTATCAGGTACTGTTCGCTCATGGCTATCACTCCGGAACGCGCCAGTTGCAGAATATCAACGACAACTGGCGACGGTTGAACATTAAAAATCAGCCTGACTCGGGATCAGTTTTTGCCAGATAACTGAAACGTATTTTGCCTGGTAACGGGCGTCATCAAGTGCATTATGGCGCTCACCTTCGAATGGAATAGCCGTTCTGGCATCGAAGTCTATGGCTTTCCCCAGCTCAACGATTGTGCGTACATCGCGATCGTTGTAGTAACGCCACGGGCAGGGGATCCCCTGCCGTTCGTATGAACGGCGCAAAATCGTGTTGTCGAAGTTGGCTCCATTTCCCCAGACCTGAACAAAAAATTCACCGGAGTTTTCGTCGATAAATTCCCGCAATTGTAACAGTGCATCATCTAACGGGATTTCATCGGTCATAATGGCAGATTGCGCTTCGCGTGATTGCTTAAGCCACCATTTAATGGTGTCCCGATCAATGACTCCGCCAGCAGTTTCCAGATCGATAGTCTTACTAAATTCCGGTCCCATATCTCCGGTTTGCGGATCGAAAAATATTGCACCTATTGAGATGATCGGGGCATCAGGATTTTTTCCCATGGTTTCAAGGTCGATCATTAGATGGTCACACGTCCTGCTGGTGGATGTGATAACGTGATGACCGTTCACCGTAATTAAGGGATCTGCCGTCTCGCCAGTTTCACTATCGCTGGCGTGATCCTGAGCGCTGCCAGCATTCTCCTTGTGTGGATGTTCAGCGCCTTCCATTTCCTTCGGATCATTTTCCTGAACTTCAACCTGATTCTCTTCATCGAATGTTTCCTGGTATGTTGCGTCGCCCATCACCGCGCCACAATCAGGGCAGTTGCCGCCGCCGGTCTGACCGCAGGCTGTGCAGATCTTTTCCGGTTCCTGTTGCACTACTGGTTCAGGTTGTTTCGTTTCTGGCTCGTTTTGTAACGCATTTGGGCTGTTTTGTTCCGCTTTCTGGTCGTTCTGTTCCGATTCTTGCTGGTTCTGGTTTACAGAATCGCGGGTTTCAATCCCCTTTACCCATTTCGGATCATTCGGGTCGCTAATCCCTGCAACAAATTCTCCGCGAGAGGCAGCAAGCAACTTATCGGCGTCAGGCTGGCTGATATTGGCTGCCTGCATAATTTTGTTTACTTCGTCAGCGGTAACTTTTACCTGTGACTTGTCATCCAGCGGCTGCGGGTCCTGATGATGTTCAACTGTATCCGCTGCCATTGTTTCAGCCGTTGCCTGTTCATCTGCCATTGCGCCAGATGGTTGCGGGTTATCTTCATCATTTTTTTCTTCTTCTGTTTTGCACTCAGCAGCCAGTCCGCCGTTAATTTCTTCCAGGATATCTTTTTCCGGTGTATGCCGGGCAGCCATGAGCGTTTCAGCTGTGGGATTCTCGTGATCAGTTTCTGTCAGGTTGGCATTGATATACCCCTGAAGGCGCCCCGGGTAGTGATAAAACTCAGGGTGGGCGCTTCGGATAAGTGCAAAAATAGCTGCGCGGGAATAGTCCAGGATACCAGGGGTTGCGCGAAGTGCTGCGGACCATTCCCTGAACGGACTTTCTTTTTTCAGGACGATTTCTTTTGCGCGACGATAAACGCTGCCCGGAATTTCATAAATATTAAAATCCATCGGAAGTGTGGCTGCTGCAATCTCCACATCCAGCGCATCGAAGGTGTGTACTAAATTCGGATTGCGATCGGTTTTGTTCCCGCCACCGGCATTTGCACCGGAAGCCGTACGGGTGATGCGCGAAACACGATTTCCTTTCATCCACTCTTTTGTCAGCAGACCCCGATCAGTGTAATCAGCGTCCAGGTATGCCTCGAAAAAAGCAGTTATCAGTCCCAGGTCTGAATTACCGGGATTAGGGAAAACTTTGTCAGTGTCGCGTACCAGTTTGTGAAGGTCGCGAATCTCCAGCGGGTCGAGCAGCTTTGTTTTGTGAGAAATGGCCAGGGCAGTAACAGCCGGCAGTTCTTCCGCCCGTGCTATATGTAATGCCTGAAGTTCTTCCCGTGCAACGTGCGTTACTGGTTTTTCGCTGCTGTGTTGCGCAAGCCAGCGAATGGGCAGCTCCTGACCAGAAACCGGCAGGAGCATATTCTCCTCAATCTCCGTCATGTCTTCGCCGTTGACGTTGGTATTGTCAGTACTGGCTGGTTTCTCCTGCACGGAGGGAGAGGGCGCGATAAATACCATTGTAATGCCATCTTCCCCGCCTTTTTCGTATCGGTTGCAGAATTCGGTATCAAACACGCCTTCAGGTGGAAGGTCATTCACAACGGGTAAATGGACGCGAACGGGTTTTTTAAAGTCGTCTTCATCATAATCGTTGTCATCCATTGCGGTAATGCAGCGGGAGATGGCAACAGATAATTTTTTTGCTGTAGTCCAGTAAAAACCACCTTTAATTCCCAGACGTTTTCTGACTTTGTCATTTTTTGCTTCGCAATATAGCGCAAATTTTTCTTTATCAGTGCTCATTGATAAACCTCATTACAGATTTAAGGGTGAACAAATCCCTGCCATTGCTGGCATTTTTAATCCGTTGGTATGGTGTTAATATGGCTGGAGGGTTATCCAGCCGGTGTTTCGTTATTCAGGTACAGCGATACTTTTTTTACCGGGAGGCATTCACCAGAAATTTTTTGCTCGTCTCTTGCCTGGAGGCAGGATTCTTTACTGGCATAAATTCCGGTAATCACATTCTGTGATTCACCCGTTATAAGAAAAACCGTCATCATCAGTGCAAATGCTGAAGTCATTGACGCTCTCCGAAAATACCAAGTTCAAGAAGAGCAATTCGGGAAAGTATGGAATTATCATTGAGCAGATAAGGCTCATATTTCCTCATATTAATGGCATCTTCAGTAAACTCCCGGTTACTGAGCAGAACACCAATATCAAAACAACCTTCAGACGTATTAACGTTTGGTAATAACGTTTCCATTATCGCGTCCTCAACAATGAATTTTGTGATGCAGTGCCTGGTGCCTCCAGGTGACGTTAACCAGTTAACAATTAACGCCGGGTTAGTTGATGCTCGTTACGCCAGTAAAAGACCGCCTTACTGCTTTAACTGTTCCGCGTGCGCTCAGCCGCATTCACCGCATCACAAAATTCACTTTAAAAAGGGCGGCAGAGCAGTCACGGAGTAAAACTGATACCGCCAAACGTCACCAGAAAATTGATAACAGAGGGCGTTGCAGCGGGGTTGTCACTTAAGCGTATGGTCAACCTGACAACCCGGTGTCCTCAACGGGGGAAGGAATAACCCCGCCATACTTACCGCCGCGCCATTTCGCGGATTGCCACAACCGGAAGCGCACGGTCGACGAAAATTTAACGACAGGCTATCTATGAACCAGCTACCTCGCCGTACGCTTTCGCGTTATGGTCTGACTTTTCAGGGAAATATCCTTTCAGTAAACTGTCAGTGCCGGATTCTTATCCGTGTCCGGCGCACGACCACACGCTGTCACGAGAGGTCTCCATTCTCAACCAGTAACCTCAATGGAGGATAAAATGTCAGAGCAGGAGTTAAAACTTGGTGCATGTTATTGTGTTCTCAAGGAGCTGGTACACATGCTTCCATCTACTCAGTATCAACAGTTAGTTGGCAATTTAAATCAGCGAATCGAAGCTATGTTAAAATCTGATGGTTTTAATAACGTAGAAACGCTGATGCTAAAAAGATATCTTGATGGATTAATCAGATAACATTTTTTTACGGCGTTCATATTCGTTAATATTTATGAAGCCTGTTGCCAGAAGCAGTTCGTTAATTTCATGGTTGTTTGGCTGTTTCTGGCTCTTTGAACTGGGATCTTCCACTTCTTTTTCTGCAAATTGTTTTGCTGTATCCTCTGTGCCATGGATATTTAAAGCTGTATCTGAAAACAGCCCAGTAAACGCATCGCGCACATTACGAGCCATATTATCAGTGTCTTTTTTTGTTACCGATTCCAATTCAAGTTCGTTCAGACGATGACGAAGTGTGTGTGCTGCAATCTCCTGGATTGAAGGAGGTAAATCTTTAAATTCCATCGTCAACCTCATCAGTCAGTGTTTCTTGCTAACCAGCGATGCGCACCAGCTGCGGTTTTAAACGTTTTACTTTTGGTATACGTCATCGCGGTGAAGGTGCCGTCCTGGTTAGGGAACACACCGCATACCAGAGATTCGTTGTTGCCAAGATTGAGCGTATCCATGTTGACCTCATTTCCCCTTAACGCCGGGGTAGCGGAACAAAAAACCTGCTGCGCTGTTATACAAAGTGTTCCCGCCGTCATGTTCATACGCCTCGGGCTGGCTACTTAACCCCTGACCACTGCCGGGTAACTCGAAGTATTTCCCTGCGTTCTGTGGGGCGGGGTGGGTTGGTATTTTTAGTTTAATAAACATTAAACTTAAGTCAAGTAAAAACTAAACCGCGGGGCATAACAAACACAACGCTTTTGATAAAGTCGTTGCGGTTGTTATGTTTCTATTGGTAGTGAAAGTTAGGGAAACTGGCGTCTTGCGTGGATCACGTTTACTACTTCAACGCTTGATGTTGTTACGCGGTATAGAATTATATAGTTAGGGTGGGCTACAATCTCACGCAAGCCAGGTACTCTGTCGCTTGGTGGGTATAAATACGGATGTTCGGATAACGGCAGCACACAACCCCTTAATCGCTGCCATAAGCGTTCAGCCGCATCTATGTCGAAACGAGCAATATAACTAGTTATATCATCTAGGTCGGTATCTGCGCTTTCAAGCCATAACACGGGTAACATTTTACTGCTTGCTCCGTTCCTTACGCATCTTAGCAAAGCGTTCTGCCATTCTGCGCTCAACTTCGTCATGGGGAATTGCTGGGCGCGGATCTGCAAGGCTCGTTGCTACTTTCGCACGCAGCCATTCGTTGTAACTGTTTTCTTGTTCAATGGTTTCAAATTCAGAAACCATTGGTGAAAGGGCTCTATTCATGTTTCCTCCGGTTTTATAACTCAGGCGCGGCGGCATTTTTGCGCCGCAATCCATCTCGCTATGAGATCTTCCATTGATTCTTTTTTCTGCTTTAACTCGCTGATTATCTGGCGTTGCTCATCCTCAGGGAAGGCTGAAAAAATCTGCAATAATTCCAGTTGATTAGACGTTAACCCTGCATGTGGTGGAGAAACCCCCGGTTGTTCTGCGTATTCCGCATCCAGATACCCTTCCGGCATCCCGTATGTTTGCTCTATTCTTCTGGCAGCCTTTTCTCCAAACGAGGCTCTCCCACTCATTAGTTGAGATAGGTAGCTCTTCTCTTTGGGTGGCAGAGTTTTATCTTTAAACCACTCCTTGAGACGTAAACGGCGAATTTCTTTTTTTTGCATGTGGTAATTATCTTTAGTAATCACTAAACAAGCAAATACTTGACTTAATGGTTTATTAAACACTAAACTCGCAAAAAAACACTAAACCGAGGAAGGTATGACATTAAAAGAGTTTATTAAATCATTAAGGGTTGGTGATGCTAAGAAATTCGCGGCCAGACTTGGTGTATCGCCATCTTACTTATCGCAAATGGCGTCTGGACGAACAGCTATATCTCCAACCCGCGCCCTTATGATCGAATCTGCGACGGAAGGCCAAGTAAGTAGGGCGGAGCTACGACCCCATGATTGGGAGCTTATTTGGCCTGAGTATGCGAGCGGCATTCGTTTGGGGCAAACACATGTAGTTCATGCTGAAGGTGATTGTAGTACATGCTTATCTGATGGAGTTGATTCATGAAAATCAAGCATGAACACATCCGCATGGCGATGAATGTCTGGGCGCATCCGGACGGCGAAAAAGTACCGGCTGCGAAAATTACCAAAGCGTATTTCGAGCTGGGAATGACGTTCCCGGAACTGTATGACGACAGCCATCCGGAAGCCCTGGCCCGTAATACCCAGAAAATTTTCCGTTGGCTGGATAAAGACACCCCTGATGCTGTTGAAAAAATGCAGGCTCTGTTACCGGCGATCGAAAAGGCGATGCCGCCTTTGCTGGTGGCCCGTATGCGCAGCCACAGTTCTGAATATTACCGTGAGATCGTCGAACGGAGGGATCGGCTGGTGAAGGATGTCGATGATTTTGTTGCGTCAGCGGTTGTTTTGTATGACCAGATGAATCGCGGCGGCCCGGCAGGGAATGCTGTGGTGATGCACTAAAAGCACGGTGTTCGGGGGTTTTATGAGCAGCAAGCTTCATGGTCTTGTCTGGGAAGGGTGCGCCTTCACCGGCATGATCTTATCCAGGGTGGCGGTTATGGCCCGTCTTGCAGACTACAGCAATGACGAGGGCGTGTCATGGCCTGCCATTGAAACTATCCGGCGTCAGATCGGTGCAAGAAGTGAATCCACAGTGAAATCGGCTATTGCAGAACTGGCGAAAGAGGGCTGGCTGACGAAGGAAGAGCGTAAGGTCGGTGGGCGTAATGTAAGCAATATCTATCGGCTTAATGTGGAAAAACTCGAAGCAGCTGCGGCGGCGGCGCGTGAGTCATATAAACCGAAAAGAAAAATTAGCCCGGCAAAAAATGACCCGTTAACAGTTGACCCGTCAAATATTGACCCCTCAACGGTTGACCCGTCAAATTTTGATGGATCAACTGTTGATAAAAAACTGCCGATTAGGGGGGCGATGATTGACCCCGATCCGTCAGTATTAAAACCTGATCCGTCAGATAAAAGATCTTCTTGTCCGGACGCTTCGCAACCGGACCCGCAGACGGCTGAACAGGATTTTTTAACCCGACACCCTGACGCGGTTGTGTTCAGTGCGAAAAAACGCCAGTGGGGAAGTCAGGAAGATTTGGTGTGCGCACAGTGGATCTGGGGACGAATCGTGAGTCTTTACGAGCAGGCGGCCAGCTATGATGGCGAGATCACTAGACCGAAAGAACCCAACTGGACAGCATGGGCCAATGACGTTCGCACAATGCGGATGCTGGATGGCAGAACTCACAGACAAATTTGTGAAATGTTTGGGCGTCTCCAGCGGGATTCGTTCTGGGTAAAAAACATCATGAGTCCGGCAAAACTCCGGGAAAAATGGGATGAACTGGTTATCCGCCTGGGGCGTTCGCCTGCGCAGCGTTGCGTGAATCACATTTCTGAACCGGACACTGAAATACCGCCGGGATTCAGGGGGTGACGTGTCATGAAAAACATTGCGGCAGTTGGGGTTCTTGAACGTATTCGCAGACTTGCACCACAGGGGTCGGTTCCACCGTACCGGACGGTGGAGGAGTGGCGGGAATGGCAACTTGCTGAAGGACGAAAACGCAGCGAGGAGATTAACCGCCAGAATCGCCAGTTGCGGGTGGAAAAAATCCTGAATCGTTCGGGCATCCAGCCTCTGCACAGCAAATGCTCGTTTGCAAATTATCAGGTGCAGAACGACGGGCAAAAATACGCGCTGAGCCAGGCCAAATCCATAGCTGACGAACTGATGACCGGGTGCACGAATTTTGTGTTCAGCGGTAAAACCGGCACCGGGAAAAATCACCTTGCAGCGGCGATGGGCAACCGGCTGATGGTGAAGGGGCGCAGCGTGATTATCGTCACCGTGTCTGACGTCATGAGCGTGTTGCATGACAGCTACGACAACGGCAAATCCGGGGAAAAATTTTTACAGGAGCTTTGCGGGGTTGATTTGCTGGTCCTGGATGAAATAGGCGTTCAGCGGGAGACGAAAAACGAGCAGGTGGTATTGCACCAGATAATTGATCGCCGGACAGCATCACTGTGCAGTGTCGGGATGTTAACAAACCTGAATCATGCCGCAATGAGTACGCTTCTTGGTGAGAGGATTATGGACCGCATGACCATGAACGGTGGTCGATGGGTGACGTTTAACTGGGATAGCTGGCGTCCAAATGTCAGCAATATGAGGGTTGTGAAGTAATTTTGTCCGGAGGAAATATTAATGGAAACCGTATTTGACGCACTGAAAGCACTGAAAAGAGCCTCTTCACAGGTAGTGGCGGCCCGCCTTGGAATCAGCCGTGAAGATGCGGTCAACGAACTGTGGAAACTGAAGCGCCGCGGTGAAGCGGATAACAAGGGTTCGATGTGGTGGCTGATTCAGGCTGGTGAAAGTGAACCGGTGTCACCGGTACCGAAAGTGACAGCGCAAATGCTGACTGAGGCGATTGAACAACATGGCCCACAAACGGCGGATGAGCTGGCACTGATGTTCGGGATTACCTCGCGCCGGGCGAATTCATCGCTGGCCATGGCAATCAGCAAAGGGCGTCTGATTCGCGTGAATCAGGGCGGTAAATTTCGTTACTGCATACCGGGCGCTGATTTACCGGCAGAGCCGGAAGCTGCATCCGTAGCGGAAACCGATGGTAAAGCCTTTCCTCAGCCAGCAGGTGTTGCGTTACCAGTACAGGAAATGATGGCACAGGAAGAAATGAAAACAGAAATCGTGGAAGACATTGTGAGGTTACAGCCATCGATCACCGAAATGAAAGCAGATGACCTGATTCTACCATCGCTGCATGTGGCTAACCGCGAGCTGCGCCGGGCGAAAAGTGATGTCCAGAAGTGGGAGCGAGTCTGTGCTGCGCTGCGGGAACTGAACAAACACAGGGATATTCTCCGGGATATTACCGCCACCAGAGAGCAGCAGCGGTGAGTGGCTGGAAGAAGTGGCGCTGGGCTGAAATCCTGATACTCCGGCAGTGTGCGGGAACGATGAGAGTCGAAAGCATCGGTTATCTGATTGGTCGTAGTGAGTCAGCCGTCAGGACGAAAGCGCGGGAACTGGGTATCAGCATGATTTTACGGGGTGATTTTCACCCGTCGGCAAAATATTCACAGCGTGATATTGAGCTGGCGCGGCAACTGCATCAGCGTGGCGTACCCCGACGGGAAATTGCCGAAAAGTTTGGGATGAAGTTGGGCGCAGTGAATAACTACGTTTATTTCGACAGGAGGGTTCAGGAGTGAGGGTGAGGATTTATATCGCCGGTCCGATGACGGGATATGAAAATTTCAACCGCGAGGCGTTTCACAGGGCGGAAGATGCGCTGAAACGGGAAGGGCATACCGTTTTAAACCCGGCAGTACTTCCGGACGGGCTGACTCAACCACACTACATGGATATTTGCATGGCAATGCTCCGTTGCGTGGATGCGGTTTACATGCTGAAAGGCTGGCAGCAGTCGGCAGGTGCAAGGGCTGAGCTGGCACTGGCGGAGAAACTGGGCCATGCGGTGATTTTTCAGGAGGTGGGCAGTGAATATTGACCCGGCGATAACGATTGATATGGCCCTGAACACCGGCTTGGCACTTCTTGGTTATTTCTACATCATGTTCTGCAGCGGACGATGGCTGTCACTGTTGTTCAAAAATGGAATAAACGCCGTAAGCAGGAGCAACGCCAGAAGGCAATGGATGCATTTTTCGAAGCCTTCGGGATTGACAGCATGGAACCAGGGGATCCAGCTCGCGTAATTAGCAGAGGTGACGTTGTAATTCTTGTATACCGGAATGAAGAGAAAAATGAGCGAGATTAACTATCAGGTACTGCGTGAAAAGGCAGAGAAAGCAACTAAAGGAAGCTACATCGTAGGGCATACATCTGTTAACCAACACGGCAATTTAACAGGAGTTTTTGTTTGTCAAAAATGGAAAGGAGAACCCGGTGGCGTGATTGCGGAACGTCATGTTAACTGCCTGATTGAAACAGATGCTCAGGCTTATGCAAACGCTGAGTTCATAGCAGAGGCTAACCCGGCTACCGTGCTGGCACTGCTGGATGAACAGGAAAGAAACCAGCAATACATCAAACGCCGCGACCAGGAGAACGAGGATATTGCGCTTACGGTTGGGAAGCTGCTCGTTGAGCTTGAAGCAGCAAAATCAAAACTCAACGAGCAGCGCGAGTATTACGAGGGAGTTATCTCTGATGGGTGCAAGCGTATTGCTGAACTGGAAGCGCGGGAAGTTCAATTACCGACTCGCTACGACCTTCGATATGGACACCCGATAAATGCAGATGAGCGACATGTCATGATACCTAAAGAAAATGGCAGTTGGCTTTACCTGATTGACCTGGAACACGCATTACGCGTCGCTGGCATTCGCATCAAAGGAGAGGAGCATGGAAATAAAACCAGAGGATGAGTTAAGCAATATCGTTTTATTTCCGGTAAAAGAGGATGACCCTCTGGATTTGCCCCTATATTTCCAGACATCTGTTATCACTTAACCCATTACAAGCCCGCTGCCGCAGATATTCCCGTGGCGAGCGATAACCCAGCGCACTATGCGGATGCCATTCGTTATAATGCTCGAACGCCTCTGCAAGGTTCTTTGCTGCCGTTAACCCGTCTGGTTTGGGCATGATACTGATGTAGTCACGCTTTATCGTTTTCACGAAGCTCTCTGCTATTCCGTTACTCTCCGGACTCCGCACCGCCGTGTTCTTCGGTTCAAGTCCCAACATCCGGGCGAACTGGCGTGTTTCATTAGCCCGGTAGCATGAACCATTATCCGTCAGCCACTCCACTGGAGACGACGGAAGATCGTTGCCGAAGCGGCGTTCCACCGCTCCCAGCATGACGTCCTGTACTGTTTCACTGTTGAAGCCGCCGGTAGTGACCGCCCAGTGCAGTGCCTCACGATCACAGCAGTCCAGCGCGAACGTGACACGCAGTCTCTCTCCGTTATCACAGCAGAACTCGAACCCGTCAGAGCACCATCGCTGATTGCTTTCTTTCACGGCCACTCTGCCTGTATGTGCCCGTTTCGATGGCGGTACAGCAGGTTTTCGCTCAAGCAACAGCGCATTCTGGCGCATGATCCGGTAAACACGTTTGGCATTGATCGCAGGCATACCATCAAGTTCTGCCTGTCTGCGAAGCAGCGCCCATACCCGACGATAACCATACGTGGGCAGCTCTCCGATAACATGGTGTATACGGAGAAGCACATCCGTATCATCAGTGTGACGACTGCGGCGGCCATCCATCCAGTCATCGGTTCGTCTGAGAATGACGTGCAACTGCGCACGCGACACCCGGAGACAACGGCTGACTAAGCTTACTCCCCATCCCCGGGCAATAAGGGCGCGTGCGCTATCCACTTTTTTGCCCGTCCATATTCAACGGCTTCTTTGAGGAGTTCATTTTCCATCGTTTTCTTGCCGAGCAGGCGCTGGAGTTCTTTAATCTGCTTCATGGCGGCAGCAAGTTCAGAGGCAGGAACAACCTGTTCTCCGGCGGCGACAGCAGTAAGACTTCCTTCCTGGTATTGCTTACGCCAGAGAAATAACTGGCTGGCTGCTACACCATGTTGCCGGGCAACGAGGGAGACCGTCATCCCCGGTTCAAAGCTCTGCTGAACAATTGCGATCTTTTCCTGTGTGGTACGCCGTCTGCGTTTCTCCGGCCCTAAGACATCAATCATCTGTTCTCCAATGACTAGTCTAAAAACTAGTATTAAGACTATCACTTAAATAAGTGATATTGGTTGTCTGGAGATTCAGGGGGCCAGTCTACCCTCGTAATCAGGTTAATTTTCTTTATGAGCCATCGGAAAGACCATATTGTCATCACGCCTCTGTCCGGGTTGACGAAAAAGAGCGTCAGGTCCGCTGTAAAATCTGCGGTGCAGTTGTGGAACCATTTGACTGGATGCTCTCTGTGGCGAAAAGAGAAACCAGACTGGCAGATGATGTAAGGCTCTTGCGTCAGGAGGAGCGGGAAAGGCGAAAAAATATAGAAAAGCTAATTCAGATTGAGCGTAACGCGAAAGCGCGGATACGCAGGGCGACAAAATCCAGAACTGAATAATTAAATTTAGCTCTGTTAAAAATTTAATCCTTAACCGGAGGGATTTCTGCACCCTCAGAACATCAGGAGGCCGCCCGAAAGGGCGGTAGTTAAATGCGAAAGTTTAAAATAATTATTGAAACGGGAATAGCCGGTGGAGATTTCGAGGATGAATTCGAAGTGGATGATGATGCGACGCCTGATGAAATACATGACGAAGCAAAAGATATTTTCTTTAACTACTGCAATTACTCATATCACGAAATAAAAGACGAAGAGGAAGAGCAAAATGGCTGATTTTGGTTCAACTAAATACAACGTCAGTTTTGAAGCATGGCATGAACTGTTAATGGACTATGCAGAGTTACGTGGTGGCAGTGCTGCTGAAGCATGGCGTGATGATTATGAAGCAGGAAAAACTCCGGTCGAAGCATATTGTGATGAGTGGGGCGATGAATGAGCGAGATTAATTATCAGGAAGGGCATGAAACGGCAGGGCAGGCAAAACCAGTTGCATGGCGATATCGCTACGTGAAAAAAGGCGTTACGGACTTTCAGGAGAATCTGTGGGTTGGTGACTGGAAATATGTACCGACAAAAGAGGATTGCAACGACAGGCCGAACTATGAAATTCAGGCCTTATTCGCTGCCCCACCAGTTCCGGTGACATCAGAAGAACTGGTTAAAGCTGTGCACTTTTATGAACAACTAAAACGCGAAAATCCACCAGCATCCGGAAACCTGATTACAGATTCCCAGATAAGGCAATGAGCTACCTGGCGCAGAACGGGCTGATAAGTATGGGGAATATTTTGCGATGAATATTTAGACTAAAGAGTTTGTAACGCTATGTAAGTGATTTTTTCTGGTTTAGATATTTGTATGTCCGGCCAAATTGAGGTGTGTTTAAATGTTATTGCACATTGATTGTAGGGGGAATAATGAAAAACGCATTGCAGTTTTTGTTTGTTGCGTTCTGGTTGTTCGCATCATGTATGCCCATCATCTTCACAGCAAGGTATATGGAAAAAGTTGATGTTTTGATATTAATGTTTGGACATATAAATGCCCTTTTTTTAGGGGTGTTCATGGCGGTCATGTGCATTGAATACTGGCGGTAAATACAGCGAACGCCATTGGTTTAGTTGGATATTTACTGTGCCGGACAAAAACGGTTTGCGGGGAAATCTTAGTTAAGTAGAATGACTGCGGGTGCTTGAGGCTATCTGTCTCAGGCATGAACACCAAAAGGCAGATAGAGAAAAGCCCCAGTTAACATTACGCGGTCCTGCAAGACGCTTAACATTAATCTGAGGCCATATCTATGCGACACATAGAGATTAGCCTCTTACGGACCGAAAGGTCAAGGAGAAGCAGGCTATGAAGCAGCAAAAGGCGATGTTAATCGCCCTGATCGTCATCTGTTTAACCGTCATAATGACGGCACTGGTAACGAGGAAAGACCTCTGCGAGGTACGAATCCGAACCGGCCAGACGGAGGTCACTGTCTTCACAGCTTACGAACCTGAGGAGTAA